CCCATCTCCATAAACAAAGCGTATGTTTCTTTATCCCAAGACTTTTTTAGAGCGTCTAATTGGTGTTTGTAAGGCTTGGTTTTAAAAATATAATTTTTTATCATATTATCCTTGACAGTATAATTAACCATAATTATATTGATGTCAATACCAATTAGGAGAAAAAAATGGATAACGAACTAATAATCAACTCTCTCTTTAATATGTTGCAAAAAAGCAACAATGAGAAAATCAACATGCAGCTGACAATTGATAAGTTGACAGCTGAATTAAATCAATTAAAATCTAACAACGAAAAGGAAAATAATGGAAAAGATAACACTGACGGATCTTGAACAAGATCAACAACAAGTTATAGAAAAGACCGACATCAATACACTCGCTGAATACTGTATTATGTTGTCAAATACAGAAGATGAAATCACATCTTTAGAAGCTCAACTTAAAAAGAAAAAAGAAGAAGCAGACAAGATTGGTTCAGAGATAATACCAAACCTTTTAGCTGAACAAGGTTTATCGTCTCTGAAGTTAGCTGACGGCAGCTCTGTTGAAGTGAAGAAAGCTTATTTCTGCACTGTCAAAAAAGATGCTACCGAAGAAGCTCACAACTGGCTTCGAAATAACGATCTAGCTGATATCATTAAAAATGAAATATCAGTTCAGTTCGGTAAAGGCGAAGATAACAAGGCTGAGCAATTGCTTAGTCTTGCAGAGCAAGAAGGTTATGAGCCTACCCAAAAACAAAAGGTAGAACCCATGACATTGAAGGCTCTCTTTAGAGAGCGTATCGAGGCCGGCCTCGATATGCCCTCAGAACTCTTTAACACTTTTGTTAAAGATCAAACTAAAATAGGCCGGAAATAAGGAAACACGAAAAATGAAAAAAGCAATAGCGAAAAAGAAAGAATCAAGCATTGTTCTAGCGAGCATGTTTGAAGAAGACGCTAATACGAGTTTCAGTAATATGTCATCGGATGATTTCGCATTACCGTTTCTCAGAGTATTAGGTCAACTGTCCCCAGAGACTAATAAAAGGGACGCAAAATACGTAGAGGGGGCTGAACCTGGTATGATATTCAATACCGTGACTAAGCAACTCTATGACGGAGAAAAGGGCGTCGACGTAATACCGTGCTACTACAAGCGCGAATATGTCGAATGGTCTGATCGTGGCGAGGGCACAAGTGCTCCTGTTGCGATACACACTGTTGAAAGTGGCATAATCAAAGATGCAACGCGTGATGCAAGTTATAAAGATAGATTGCCGAATGGTAACTATCTAGAAAACACAGCATCATACTTTGTGTTGTTACCTTCTGGTGAAGCTGCATTGGTGTCCATGAAATCTACTCAGTTAAAAACAAGTAGATCTTGGAACTCAATGATGAACAGCATTAAACTAAAAGGTAAAAGTGGTATGTTCACTCCAGCGATGCACAGTCACGTGTACAATCTTAAAACGGTGCAACAATCAAATGACAAGGGAACGTGGTTTGGTTGGAGCGTTGAAAAGGTTGGGCCGGTCGAAGATAAAAACCTTTATCTAACGGCTAAGGATTTTGCTGCGAGTTGCTCAAAGGGCGACATCACGGCAAAACATGGTGATGAGAATGTGAAGTCTGAGAGCTCAACAGACGACAAAACGCCGTTTTAGTTTTGTTGGTTTACTAAAATGGCAGTCTCGTGGGGTTCCCCCTTAATCATTACCCCACGAGACGTTTAGGAAATAACGTATGAAAATGGAAAAAACTTGTCCGATTTGTAAAAAACAATTTGTAATAACTAAGTGGCAAAAGAAAAAAATTTATTGTTCTGGTCCATGTAGTGGTGGCAGTTACAAAATTTGGAACAATAAGGTAAGAGCCAAAAAATGAAATTTAAAGAGATATTCGAAGGCAACAACAGTGCCTATGGACAATTAATTTTATCAGGCACCACAAACGGAAAAGGCAAAGCTGACGGCAAAGCCTTTATAAAAAGACAACCCATAACAGATGATTTGTGGCAAGACCACATAGATGGAAAAGACCCAGCTCTTGGTGTCATACCTATTAATGAAAACAACGAGTGTAAATGGGGCTGTATTGATGTCGATGTATATAACATAGATCACTTGGTTTTGATGAGAAACATAAAAGGTTTAAGTTTCCCTCTGGTTACATTTAGATCTAAATCTGGTGGTGCACATTTGTTTTTATTTACGAAAGATTTTATTCCTGCATCTTTGATGCAATCAAAATTAAAATCAATGGCTGAAGCCTTGGGCTACGCAGGTAGCGAGATTTTTCCAAAGCAAACAGAAATATTGGTCGAACGTGGAGACACAGGTAACTTTTTAAATTTGCCATATCATGGCGGTGTACGCGGTCTTAGATATGCAATGAAAGCTGGTGGTGAAGCAGCTGATTTAGAAACATTCTATTCTATTTACGATGAGTGGGTGCAAACGAGAGAGGAAGTAGAGGCTATCGTTATAAAAAAACTAGAGGTCGTTGAAGCTTTCAAGAATGGTCCGCCTTGTTTAAACACACTGGCTCAGGATGGGTTTGGTGAAGGATCAAGAAACAATGCTTTATTTAATGTGGCTGTGTATCACAAACAGGCTAATCCAGACAATTGGGAAGACATGTTGATGTCTGATAACCAGAAACATATGACTCCACCGTTGTCTTTTCAAGAGGTACAACAGCTAATTAAATCAGTTGGCAAACGAGGTTACGATAAATACAGGTGTAAAGAACAACCTATTTGTGGTGTATGCAATGCAGCTAAATGCAGAACTAAAAAATATGGCGTTGGTTTTGAGGAGGAGCAGATGCCAGAGATGGACACACTCACTAAGATTACATCAAATCCACCACAATGGTTTTTAAACGTAGCAGGTAAAAGAATAGAATTAAAAACAGAGCAACTGCATAATCCTAATTTGTTTGCTCTCGCTGTTCTCGACCAGGCTAATATTGTGTCACCAATACCAAAGGCACAAGACTGGCGAGAAGTTTATCTCAAAACTTTAATGAATAATTTGGAGGAGATAGAGCCTTTAGAGTCACTCAACCCAACCAATCAAATTGTTAATCTACTCTACGACTTTACAGTTAACAGACCTGCAGCCAGAACCAAAGATGATATCTTAAATAAAATGTCTTGGACAGATGACGGCTGCACCTATTTTAGAATGGATGATTTTTACTCTTTTTGTAAACGCAATAACTGGGAAATGGATAAAACCAAAACTGGTAATTTAATGAAGCAGCTAGATTTTTTTATTGACGAGGTAAGGATGGCATTAAAAAACCAAACACCTCGACTAGTTAAAATAAAAGCAATGAAAAAAAACAAAACATCAATAAGTCAGACAGCGTATGAGGAGGCGCCATTTTAATGTCATCAGCTAAAAGAAAATTTCACAGAGCACTTCTTAAACATTTAAATGAGGAGACAATTAATGAGATAATGAAAGAGATACAAGAGCCAAGCTCGGATGACTATAGTCACAAAATTGTAAGAAGGATATCTAAAATAACTGGTCAGATTAGAGAGCAGGAAAGACAAACGGAGGCTGCATTAGAATACGCAAGGTCTATCAGGCAAGAAATAAGTCTTAACTCAGGGCTAGCTGCTCTCGGACCGGGGCCATGGAAAACAGAACTGACACAACAGTTTGCTGATGAACATGTCAAAAGTCAAAAACAAAGTTTTGCAAACGCTTCACGGATAATTGACATGTTTCAAGAAAAAGATTGCGAGAACATTTATAAATCTAAACTAAAAAGAAAAAGCATAGATAAATTAATTGACTTTATGAAAACAGCACAAAAAGCTGAGAAGTTTAGAATGGACGATCTTAACTGGTCTGAGGAGGCCAAAAAAGAAAACCAACGTTGTATAGAGCAACATTTAAAAGAGGGACTAGGACTGTTGCCTTTTGAAAAAATACTTTTTCAAACTCGTGGTTTTGAAAATAGATTTGGTGCGGTTAACAATGAAATGATAGTGTTTCACTTGTTTGAATATAAAGAAAAGGATCTTGATAGAAACAATGTAACATACAGTCATAGGATGTTATTTATATTACGTGACAAAATTCAATCAGCAAGATATTTAACTAAATCTGATGTTATTGTTCCTTTAGATTTCAAAAAAAATGGAAACACTAACCACTATTTGTGGGCTTCTAAAGATAAGAGACCTGCGAGAGTTCAAGCAGATAATTTTTACAAGGCATTTATTCAATTAAATAGTCATACAGATAAAAACGCAAGTATTCGTGACATTGTTCCAAAGAGTGAAAAACCATCAACCTCTTTTAAAATTAAAGAGAGCAACGCCAGTCAAGATGAATTTGTTCCTGTTTGGAAAAGCAAAACTGTTTACATAAAACCAGATGAATACAAAACAGAAAAAGACACAACTTACACAAATGATGTTACTGACGACGAGCCACACGAAAAAAGATATATACCATATCATTCTGTTCGAGGACACACGCGCAGGTTAAGAAAAGGAGACATAACTTCTGTAAGGGCTCACTTTAGAGGACACAAAGAATATGGAGCCATACACAAAAACTATGTTTTAGCTGCTCCCAGAATAATTAGAAAAGGCAAAATAATATGAATAAAATATATAGAAAAAAACCAATCAACACAATGACAGCGCTTAGCTCTAGATTTTTTCAGTACGATGTCAGAGACCATTTAAAACTTGTTGGGAAAACAAAAGAAGTTCATGGGTTAAGACTTGGTCAAAGGTTGAAGTTAATAAATGAAGACTACTTTAAAGATTATGTGGAGGAGTATTTTTTTAGACACATATACCATTTTGGCACTAGTGAAAAGTTATACGATTTTGTATCAAAGAAGTGGGTTGAAAGAGATTCTGAAGAGGGTTCAAATTTAGAGCAGTTTCACTATGACTCAACCTTTGAGTCTTTTTATTGTATGTATCTATCTAGTTATTACAAACAGCCACCACCAGTTAAACGAGTTACTTTAGGAAACAGATTAGTAAAGAACGGGGTTGTTGCATGAAAACAATAATACTAGGACCACCAGGCACAGGTAAAACAACCACACTACTAAACTTAGTAGAGGAGTTTTTACGATCTGGCACAGATATAAAAAACATAGGGTATTTTTCTTTTACAAAGAAAGCTGCATGGGAGGCAACAAGAAGAGCTGAAGAAAAATTTATGATCGATCAAAAAGAGATACCTTATTTTAGAACACTACACTCACTGGCATTTAGAATGTTGGGTGCAAAAAAAGAACGTATTATGAAAGCTGCAGACTATCGGGATTTTGGTTTGAAAGTTGGCATACCAATCAAAACAGCATGGTATCAAGAAGAGGATGGTATTTTTAATTCTGACAATGAATACCTTAGAATAATGAACAGAGCTAGGGTCAAGGAGATACCTGTGTTGGAAGAGTATGACAACTACAACCACACTCTAGACATTGAGAGAGATCTACTATATCTTTTAGATCAAGAACTTATCAGATATAAAAAAGAAAAAAATCTAATAGACTACGATGACCTTTTGGAACAATTTATTGAGCAAGATGTTTCGCCGTCTTTTGACGTATTATTTATTGACGAAGCACAGGACCTCTCACCTTTGCAATGGCGAATGGTCAGGACTCTTTGGTCGAAAGCAGACAAGACCTACATTGCAGGGGATGATGATCAGGCTATATTTAGATGGGCTGGTGCTGATGTTGATACTTTTATCGCTCTTAAGGACGAAGTAGATCACGTGGACACACTCAGTCAATCTTATCGAATACCTGGTGGACCAATACACGAATTATCGCAACGCATAATTAAAAACGTTACGAACAGATACGAAAAAAATTACATGCCCAGGCAAGAGATGGGTGATCTTACGAGGTATTCTGATGTCACACAGGTAAACATGTCACACGGTGAATGGTTAGTTTTATCATCCGCCAATCATTTTTTGGACGATATTAAAGAACTGTGTCAGTTACAGGGTTGGTACTATTCACACAAAACAAAAAACTCTATAAAGTTAGATTTACTTCTTGCAATACGAACATGGGAGAGATGGAGAAACAGCGAAACATTACTACCAGTAGCATCAATAAAAAATATTTATTCCTACCTTGGTGACAACGTTGCGCCAGGATACAAGACTGGTAAAACGATGGACGAGAACGAAGATGGTTATTTTGTTGAAGAGTGCATCGAGAAACACGGATTGCAAACGAGGGACGTTTGGTACAAAGCTTTTGCAGGATTAGATACGGAGACAGAAAACTACATACGAAATATGTTAGCCAATGATGAAAAGATTTCACAAACACCAAGGATAACGCTGTCAACAATACATGGTGCAAAAGGAGGTGAAGCAGATAATGTCTTGCTGTTGCCAGACATTACAAAAGCTGCTGTTGAGAAAGATGATCGTGATCCAGACGAACTACATCGTTTGTTTTATGTTGGGGTCACTCGTGCAAAAAAATCTCTACACATACTGGAGCCAAAAAATTATGACAGAGCCTACATCATTTGATTCAAACACCAAAGGTGGAACATCAGAGTCGATAGCTATAACTTATTTTTTAAAAAAAGGTTTACACGTATTTACAAATGTCAGCAGGTCTGGTCCCGTTGACATAATTACATTCAGCTCGATAACGGGAGAGATAAAACTTTGGGAGGTTAAAACAGAAAACTATAGATTGAGTGGACCTAAAAAAGGTTCGCGCATAGGTAGGAACAGACGCAACACTAAGTTCACAGATATTATTAACATGATCTATGTAGATCTTAAAACTCAAGAAGTGAGAGAAGGAGTGAGGTATGAAAAATCCATACGACGATCAAGTGGGAGGTGACCACTACAAGAAGTATGTTATACAACCTAGCGAATTTATCAATAAAACCAAGTTGTTATTTGCTGCAGGGTCTGCTATAAAGTACATTGTGAGGCATCAAGACAAGGGCGGTAGAGAGAGCCTGGAAAAGGCAAAACATTTTATCGATATGATCATTGAGAGAGATTACAGTTGAGAACACTACAACAACCGCTATTCACACCTGAGACAGAATGGGTTCCACCAGACAGGTTACCTGATTTATCAAGCTACAAAGAAATAGCTATTGACTTAGAAACAAGAGATCCAAGTTTAACGACAATGGGATCGGGTGCGGTGCGAAGAGAAGGTGAGGTTGTCGGCATAGCAATTGCTGTTGAAGGATGGTCAGGTTATTTTCCAATAGGGCACGAAGGCGGTGGGAACATGGACCGTTACTTAGTGTTAGATTGGTTTGAAGAAGTTTTACACACGACCTCTACAAAAATATTTCACAATGCAATGTACGATGTATCATGGATCAGGTCGCTGGGTTTTCAAATTAACGGTGGTATTGTTGACACCATGGTCGCAGCGTCTTTGTGCAATGAAAACAGATACAGTTACACATTGGATTCAGTTGCAAAAGAATATGTTGGCATGGGTAAAAACGAAAAACTTTTACAAGAAGCTGCAAAAGATTGGGGTATCAATCCAAAAGCAGAGATGTGGAGATTGCCTGCACCATTCGTTGGTGAGTATGCAGAGAAAGACGCAGAGATCACATTAAAACTATGGGGTGCGATGCAACACGAAATATCAAAGCAAGATCTGTGGGATGTATTTAATTTAGAAACTAATCTGTTTCCATGCCTGGTCGATATGAAATTTAAAGGTGTACGAGTTGACATAGAAAAAGCTGCAGCAGTCAAGACACAACTAACGGTAACCGAAGGCGAGCTGCTGCGTGATATAAAAAAGATTGCAGGTTTTGATGTAGAGATATGGGCTGCTGCGTCGATTGCAAAAGCATTTGATAAATTAAAAATGCCGTATGATCGAACGGAAAAAGGTGCACCAAGCTTTACAAAAAACTTTCTTGCAACACACCCAGCGGAGCTGCCAAAATTAATTAACGAAGCAAGAGAAATAAATAAAGCAAACACAACATTTATTGATACGATATTAAAACACGAATACAAAGGCAGGATACACGCTGAGATAAACCAGATACGATCTGACCAGGGCGGCACAGTGACAGGTAGATTCAGTTACAACAATCCAAACCTCCAGCAGATACCTGCACGACACAAGCATCTTGGACCGCTGATTAGAAGTTTATTTATACCAGAAGAAAAACATACCTGGGGTTGCTTTGACTACAGTCAACAAGAACCAAGAATATTAGTGCACTTTGCATCACTCATGAAGCTGGAGGGCACAGGCACGATTGTAGATGCCTACAACGATGGCAGCGCAGACTTTCACCAGATGATTGCTGACATGGCCGGCATAGATCGTAAACAAGCAAAGACGATTAATTTAGGTATTATGTATGGCATGGGTAAAAATAAACTCATGGCAGAACTAGGACTTATGAAAGACGCAGCTGAGAAACTTTTAAAAACGTATCATC